ATTCCCACTCAATTATTTACGGCATGCATAACCAATTGACTGGTAATAACTTTCAGGAAACGGATTTTCACCGTACCGTTTTATATACCGTCACCGGAAATCAGTACCATGAAAAATGCCATGTCACCGGGTCAACGAATCGTACTGCTTTTCACAGACTCGTCCGGCTTCTGCGGCGCGATCAGCGTACTCTGCCAGTTGTCGGTTTCGCTCGAGAGATTTGCTGAGCACGTCGGAAAGCAAAATTCCGGTGTCTGCGGCTGACGCCCCAGCGCCGACAGTGGCGTTATACTGCCTGAGCTGCTCACGGATGGCAACGAGCTGTTGCTGCAACCTGCCAGCGCGAGCGGCAGCATCAAGAGCATCATTGCGCGCCTGGTCGATCCTCTGCTGCGCTTCACGTTCATTGGTCGCTTTCTCCTGTTCGTCATACTGACGAGCTTTCTCATCTTCGGCTTTGCGGTCTGCCTTGGCCTGCGCGTACCCGGCGTCATACTGCCGGTCACCATGGATATTCCAGGCGACAACGCAACTGATAACCAGCGCAGCAAGCATCACGACAATAAGCAACTGTTTCCAGTATGCTTTCACGAATACCCAGATCATAAAAGCACCTTACTGGCGGTGATATACCGCGCGCGCCGGTCGTCGATTCCGTTCTGCCCGCCATTGATGATCTGCGTTACGCGCACCAGGTCGCCGGTGTACTTCATGCAGCCTTTGGTTGCGAAGAACCACGCCGCGCTGCGGGCCGCATACTCATCCTGCGCCAGCAGTTCGGGCTGAGAAACCAGATCAACCTTTAACCCATTACCGCAATCACGGTAGTTATTCAGCCCGGTGATCTGGATAAGTCCACGCCCGCGATAATTCCATCCATCGCCAGGACCGTTATTACCCATGCGCTTGCTGTACACCAGATTGGCGATCGCCCGCTGGCGTTCCAGTGGTAGTGCCTTCTCGTAAGTTTTCCTGCCAAGTGCGCTGGCCTGGTCCGGAGTTATGCGCCCGTTGCGGATGAAGCCAGACAGCCCGGCAATGCTGTAGTTGAAGTTCTCCACCAGCCTGGTAAATCCAGTGCTTTCATGCCCGGCCTGGGCAATGAACATAGCCTGATGCTGCGGATCAATAATGCCAAACTCTTTCATGGCTGTGGTGATATGTGGATACCAACGCACAGCCAGTTGTTCAGTTATACCGGCGGCGCGCCGGAACTGGTTAATGTCCATGTTGAGACCTCGATATTTTGAATATCTGTACAACGTTGCCGCGTGTCTTCAGAACGGCGGCAAGCATGACAGCGTTGATAATGACCTCTGATAGATCAGCGGTCATTGGCGTGTGATACCAGATGGCATAGACAGCGCGGATGGGGATGCTGGCGGCGGCCACAATGAGAAAGTAAGCGATCCACCCTCCCCACCGTCGATGTTGCGAACCGTTGCGCCGGAATGTACCGACGCGGATCGCTATGCCTGAACAGATAACAGCATTGGCAATAAGCAAAAGCAGCTCATGAGTTGTCATCGTCTTTTCTCCCCGGGATTAGCTCGCGTGGATTATCGGAACGGTGATAGAGCCAGATGCCAATACGAACTGCGACGATAGCTGACACGAATGCGCCAGCAGAGAAGACGATCCCTTTCTCGAAAGAGTCCTGCGTGATGGTAGGGATCAGGCTGGCTACGCCGATAAGGATGGATGCAGTTGGTTTGTAGAAGAGAAGGCCGCAGAGAAAGCTGAGCATCGACAGGAGAACCCGGCGGCGGATCGGGTATTCGACTGCCGAGGTAACAAAAATTACCGCACCAGCCAGAGCACCGAGCGCCACTTCTGGCGGAACTCCTGCGATTACCGCAGCGAGCGAACCCATACTAAGCCACTGATTTAAAGACTCACTGGTTAGCCCGGCTGACATAATGACCACCGTTTACTGTGCATGAAGAACCCCCTTAGTTGGTGAGTTCATCATACACTATAAACCATATATGGTTATATGTTACCTAGATATCAAAGACCGTAAGGACCTTAATAGGTATGTTGAATATCTCTGATTTTATTGAAAATGAATGAACCGACATTAATAGACCATTGTTTAGTAAAGTGATCGTTATCGGTATATACAGGCATACCATCATCAACAATAACGCACTCACCATTGCGGCATAACGCTGGCGTCGGATCGATAAAATGTACATTGCTGTGCTTCGATGCGAATTCTTTGAATCGTTCACTTATCGGGTATTTCTTTTCCTTCTGAGTCGTTTCACAGCGATTAAGTATCTTATTGATTGGCAGATCTTGCCCAGCCAGACACTCGAACATAATCCTGTCACTACCCTGAGTGTCACCGATAATAAATAGCGAAGAACCAGAGGATTTGATATCTTCCAGGAAGAATGCCATCTCACTGATGATGTCATTTGGATTTGTTTCGCCATCATCTATTGGCTCGCCAACTACACCGCCTCTCCATAGCATGGACCATATAACCGGCTTTCCTGGATGTGCGTTAATAAAATCAACAGCCTTTTTATACCTGTTGGCACACATAGACCTGGTCTTTTCTGACCATCCAATAGGACTCATAAAGTGCTTTGTTACTTCACACCCATCAACCGCGAACGACGCAACCTTAGCGCCTGAATCCTGAATGTAGGCATAGTAATGCCTGGCATGACTATCGCCAATAAGGATGTATTCAAAGTCATTCTCATCACTGTTGAAATACTTAACTTCCTCAGTTGAGTGAATACCAAGATGCCCTTCGTATTTTGCTCTGAATTGCGGTTTTGATATTTTATATTCTTGGTTTTTTACCCTGTCAGCAACGCCATCTATCCCAACGTACCACGATGCTGCCACAGCCATGATGAAAACAAAAACAGCACCCCATCCGTAACTTCTTCTTTTTTCAATTATCTCATATGTTATAAATGAGAGTATCAATACAAATGAAAAATACCAGATAAACGGCAAATTAATATTCATTTTATGTGAAAAGACAAGAACAGGCCAATGAATCAAATATATTGAATAAGACCACAAGCCTATTCTATTTATCAATTCTCCGGACAGTAGCGTGTTATTGCTTTTTGCAAGAATTACAAGATAGGAACCAAAGACAGGCACCAGTGCCATCTTTCCTGGCCATGGTGTTTTATCATCAATAACCATCATTGAAACAACTATGAGCGCTAGGCCAATGAATTCGATATATCTACGCTTATTTTCATTACCCTTTAATGGGTACAGAAATGCGATGCCACCAAGCATCATTTCCCAAGCCCTGCTGTATATCATGAAATAAGAAGATATGGGATTGACTTTTGTTATATATACACAATAAGAAAAAGATGCTATAGCAAGAGCTAATACAAATAATTTTAAATACCTTAATGATATTATCTTGCTAAGAAAAAATAAAACAACAGGATATACTATATAAAACTGCCACTCAACAGACAGAGACCAAGTATGAAGGAGGACCTTTGCCTTTGATTCAGCATCAAAGTACCCAGCTTCAGCCTCGTAAAAATAATTAGAGTAGAACAGCAGGCTTGAAAGCGCATGGTCTCCTGCTATTTTATATGACATAGCATCGAAACAAAGATACCCACCAATTAGAACTAATCCAACCACGAATGTTAGCGCCGGAACTATCCTTTTTGCTCTGGCTTTCAGGAAATTTAAGACAGAAAAACTATTATTACTAATGCCTCTAAAAATAATTGAAGTCATCAAAAAACCGGATATGACAAAAAATACATCAACACCCACAAAACCACCGGGTAGGAACTCTCCGGAAAAATGATAAGCAACGACAGAGATAACTGCTAATGCCCTTAATCCGTTAATGTCATATCTGAAGTTATTTACTTTCATTACAATGTTCAAGTCTGCTCAGAAAACGAATCAGCAGGTTATAGCACGAAAGCGACTACCATGCCATTTCATACGCCGAATCATTTGACATCCATGTCAGAACATCATCAGTTAGCCAGTGATACAGACAAGTGTGAGCCTGCCAAAATCCGCAGTTGGTTACCAGCTCTGTTATCAATGCTGAATGACAGGTTCTTGAAGTCGAGCGTTGTTGTAGCAACAATGCTCATAGTCAATGATCCTGCGGTTGCTGGTAATGTAAAAAGCATTGAGTTTGTTCCATTAGGAAGAACGACTCCTGTAGGGACTGTTATACCTATGGCCTGAGTATTACTTGCTGCCCCACCTGAATAAGAAAGATTAATATTTATATCTATCTTGCTATATCTTGCGACAGTCATTTGAAGTTGGTTTATGTACGATCCTACTGCAACATCTTTTGAAGCATTCACATAATCGTACTTTATTGACCAATTCAGAGTTTCGCTACCAACTGTAGGAACGTTGGAAAGTTTAACAGGCCTAGCAAGTGATAGCGCCTCTCCTGATCCGGAATATGAAAAATCTGAAATCGAGCAGTTACTACCTGACTCTCCATTAAATACTATGCCCGACCCCAGAGTTCCGTCTGTGCTAATTCCTCTAATATTGATATTAGCACTACCGTTTGCTACTGAAATACCAACATTACCTGTCGTAGCAGATACAATCTTTAAGTCGCTGATATCAATTGCTGCTATGTTAGCCCCAATTGCAAGACACGTTCCGGCCTTTGTGAACAGTAGTTCTCCTGATATCCTGGTATGCATAGTTACGGGCCCAGTAACTTGGTCAAGAAAACGTATTTTCCCTCCAAATACACCGTTAAAATAGAGGTCTCGGCAGTGAGTTGTTGTAGTTGGCCCTCGTACAGTAATGGCATAACCGGTAGTGGAATTACACGCCGTGTACCCCCCATTTATGGTGAACACAAATATATCAGATAAATCAATTGTGTTTTCAAAATTATCAATTGTGCAGTCAGAAATATGCCACCCTTCGCTGTACTTGCTAGCACCACCTGAACTTGTTATTTTTATGCCAGAAGTATCAGTGTCACTCGTTGCACCGTATATAACTGATTTATGAATAGTAATTTCTACAGACTTACCATTACTAATGATTCCGTTTCTGCAAAAGAACACACAACTATCAATGAATATGGTTCGTACTGCCTTATCGAAAATAAGAGCAGTATTTATAGTTGTAGAGGTGATGTGGATACCATGAAGCTTCAATAATTTAGCATATTGGTTACTTGCTGTTGGCGCATCTGTCTGGCCCTCTAGCTTCATGAATGCACCAGCGGTTCCTCTCACTAATGAACCTGTGAAATGCATCCCGAGATTATTACCTTTAAAAAGGAAGACAGGTGCCGAGCCTGTGTCTGCAACTATTTCTGACGACCTTGCGTCCACTGCATATCCATCAGGAAACTCTATGGTGGCTGTTATCCGCCATTTACCACCACATAAGACCAATGGCAATCCTGTATTTACTGCTGCAACAATCGCTGTCGTGTCATCAGCTATACCATCACCTACACCACCAAACTCATACGGTGTTACATAATACAAAATATCTGATAAATAGCCTCCATGAGGGATGCCAATGTAAGAAGCACCTGTTGGTTTTGCCAACTCAATTAATACATCTGCCGCTGACCCTGACTCAGGCAATACCATTATTGGATTTCCTGAGTCATCCATGGCTACAATCTTATTTTTACGCTGTTCAATTCCAGGAAGTTCTGGAATTGCATTTGATGTTCTAAGAGTTCTATTTAAATTTTCTGTCGCCACACTATCAATGTAATTCTTTGTTGCAGCATCCTGCGGCAGTACCGGGTCACGCAGGTTTCTGATGTAGTTGTTCATAGCATCATAGTAATTCGCCACAAATGACGGTTTACGCAATGCCAGGCTGAACAAACTGCGCACCTGCTGGATCAGCATCGTCAGCTTATCAAAAGCATCCTCATGCACCTCTGCAAAGAACTTACCCTGATTGCGGAGATCTGTCTCCTGAGTAACCGGTAACTCTCTCGATATGGAAATCTGGTATCCGTTGGCCAACGCCGTAGTCAATATCACATTTCCGCCAGTGTAGCCACCAGCGCCAGTCACCGTGTAATCAGTATCAAGAACCAACAAGGTGATGTTTTCATCCAGGTCTACAACCTGAACAACCAGATCGGACTTCTGAAAAATTCTGAAGGTATACGGAAATGTCGTCGTGACGCCATTCCCTGTGTATTCGTTATGGTCGACTTCGGTTGAGACCGTCATGTCATTATCTCCGGATAGCTTGTGCGCCCATCGCGCATGCAGTCCCATCCATTCTATTACCTGAATAACCGTATATGTATCGAATAAATAACATTCAACACATTTATTACCGATAAGGTAATTTGAATTCTGTGCTGGATAGTGGAGAAAGTCTTTGCTACTGTATAAGTATACAGTGATTGCATGGAGATGAAGAGATGCAACGGCAGTATCACCACCCGCTGGAAGATGGATTTGCTGAAAGAGTACACACGCCGGGAGGCGTCATATCCCTGGTGGAGGACTCACACCTTATGAAATTGCTGCGCCAGTTGGACAAAGACGGATTTAACGTTGATGGCCCGCTGGCGGAACTTACCGCGCTGGTGAACTATGTCACCAGTTCACAGTTATCGATGAAGGATTTGCAGACGCACCTAGATTATTGCGTCGAGCAGTTGCGCAGGCAGACAACGTGAGTGAGGGCCGCTAATGCGGCCTTTGTGACATGTCACGCCACGCAGTTATTGCCGCGCCATGAAACATTTTTTATAACCTTATCTTTCCCAAACTCAACATAAATTGTGCAACTGAAGTTGATGGAATACCCGCCATCAGTTGTTGCATACGTATTTGAATATACTGTATTACCGATCACATTAGATGTGGTGTTATACGTCGTTGTCTGTGGCACGTTGTACGATCCACTGTTTGAATAAACATAAACCTGATTCCCATCAGGTGATGTTAGCTCACCGTTCGGATACCCCCATTGCTGAATCAAAGAATCAATAGGCTGACCGCGCCAGGTGATCATGTTTCTTTCAAACTGTGCCGCTGTCTGACAACCAACAAGAAACATAATTCCTAATGCAAGAATTAATTTTTTCATTCTATATCCTTATTGAGGTGTAACGTCCTGCGGCCGCCACCAGTATGTTTGGTTAAATTCTTTCTTCGAACGTTGTTCCATCTTACGCAGATAGCCAGGAGAAAAATACTCCTGCATCTGATTGAAGATCATGTGATCAAGCGCTGCTTTCAGATACCAGATATTAGCACCAGGAGTCAGCCCCTTACCTAACTTGACCAGATCACCGCCAGTCTGTTCGCTTTTCCCTTCTACAGCATTAAGCGGGATGCCCTGGGCAATCTTAACGACATCATCAACAAGGCCAGCCACCGGGCCAAGCATAGACGCCAGCGCACCACTGCCGTATCTGGTGTGATCAGACAGAAGGAAATCGCCATACAGACCAAGACCACCACCTTTCAGTAATGCACCAAGCCAGAATTTTGCGGCATCATCACCGGTCATATCACGCGGGTTCCTGCCTGATGCCATATCGTTTAACTGCTGCGACAGCGCGCCAAGAATGGTTGTACTGGCGATAAACGTCGCGATGTATGCCGCACGACCACCAGCAGACGGCATGCCCATTGCACGCGACCAGTGACGCATGACAACGGAGATCGGAAACGACTTAAACAGAAATACGCTACGGGTCAGTTCTCCCTTCCATGTCCCGCGCTGGATGCCTGAACCGGTAACCATCTGCTCACGCGCACCAGGCGTAATCACCGCCATGTCAACTTCTTCGGTAACCGCTCCGAGTAGCTTACGCATCGCTTCGAACTTCACGCGCTCCGGCGATCCGAGATGCTCTACAGCAGCATCAGGAATGCGCATGATGCTTTCCGGCGTCAGCATCGTATCGTTTCCTTTCCCCCAGTCCTCCTGTTGCGCCAGCTTCCACACACTCCAGTCGGTATCGGTGATCCCCTTACTTTTCAGTATACGAAAATCGTCATTAGACAGGCTTTTCAGGTCAGGCGTTCTGGTGACAACCTCCCCAAGGCTACCCATCATGGTGACACCATAGGCGCGCTTGTGAGCATCTGACCATGCCGTCAGGCCGCTGGCGCGCATTACAGCGGTTGCCGCCCAGCGGGATACAGATGGCCCCATATTATCCATCGCCCAGCGGTTAACGCTGCCAAGTAGTGATTCCATTGCCAGACCAGCCCGGCGTGCCCGTGCAAGTTCCGTCCGGTTCGCCGGGTTCATTGCCTCTAACTGGTTGCGAAATAACTGGTTCATTGGCAGATTGGTAACCTTCGCAGACAGGTACATAGTTCCGAGATCAGAGAATGATGACAGCAGTGCGGAACCCAGACGGCTGGCAACCATCCAGTTTCTGATGTTGTCAGACCAGCGAGCGATGTGCGGATTCGCTACAGGCTGCGTCTTTCCAGAAATGAAGTTGTACAGGTTCTCTGTGCTGTTCGCCTGCCGTTCTATTTTTCCTGTGTTCTGCGGGTTAGCCGTGGCTGTCTCTGATTTAGTCTGATCAAGCAGAGAGCGGAACACGTGATCCGGGTTTGGCCCGTATGTCTCCACCAGCGCAATGTCTTTGCTGATACCTTCCAGGTGACCAACCATGATTTCCCAGAGTGACCGGTCGCCGTACATCTGCTGATACTGAAGGTACGAATCAGCGTCTTTAAAGTGGATCTGGCGTGACGCGTTGCCACGGTTAGACCGCGCACCGGAAATACGCATACCGGTATCAGTGAGTTTATTCAGTCCGCCAGTGGCAATCGTGTTATAGGCTTCACCGAGAAAAGATGACAACTCAGTATCATTCATCAACTGGCCGTCGGCGCGAGTGTAATATTTTCGATCGAGTTTACCGATCACATCGCTTACCCACTTATCCTTCGATACCGCCCCAACCTTTTCCATCGAGTGGTGCTGAGGTATACCCCAGTTTTCCAGGTAGCCGATATCGCCACCGGCATCATTGAAGCGGCGTCGCAGCAGTTCAGTAACCTCCCCCCAGGCTTTCGCCCCTTTTCTGGCCTTCGCATTGCCGGTATTCTGCCCGCGCATCTCAAACACCAGATCGCGCACGCCGGCTTCATCTTCAAACAGGCCAAAGAAACGAGGGTCAACGGCTTCAAATGCTTCCTGCAACTGGCTTAATGCGTAATCACGCGTCGCTTTCGTGCGAGACTCAACAGACAGAAAGTTTGATTTACCGTCGGCGCTGAAGGCGATCGTGCGGTTGAGTGCGCCTAGCTTTCCGTCAGCCCCCTGATAACTGTTAATGAAGTTGTCAAGGCGCTGACGCGCTGCGATGGTAAGCGCGACACGGCGTTTTTTCAGTGCCGCTTCTCGCTGCAACTCTTCAGCCGCCAGTTGCCCGGCGCGGCGCAGGCGTTCAGCGTCGTTAAGTTGACGCCATGACATCGGATCGTCACGGGCGATAGATCGCATATTGCGGTAAATGCGGTCTTCGATATTCTGTATTTCTCTGGCTGTAAGAGTGCGCTGTGCGGCCTGTTGCACGGCCTGAATACATTCCTGTCTCATTCAATTATCCTCTCAAGAAACACGCTACAGCCACGTCAAAAAGGCTGGAATCCTGTATTGCCTGCTCATTCTCTCTGCTCGCTTCGTCCAGCACTTCCCGAGCGCTGCGTGACTGTGGGTTTCCGTCATCATCGAGAACGGTGATCATCATGTCAGGTGATTCAACCAGCGAGTCTTCAGCGATACGCAGATCCATATCTACGGCCTGATCCGCCGTTGGCCTTTGCTCTGCCTGCCGCAATACGGCACCAGGTTCAAAAGGTGCAGCCTCGTCAGGAATCCGGACCTCTGCCGTTTTGTAGAATGAAACAGCCTGAGCATTGAGGGCGCTTTCTGCCTGCTGGCGTCTGGCTAATTCCGCCCGCGCCTCAAAGTTAACCCCACCCTCAACATTCGCCGCCAGATTATCCTTTGCCGTCTGTAGTCTGACCGACTCGTCATTGATACGCTGGTCAATATCACGCAGCCTTTCCTGGCGCGCTGCGCGTGCACGTGATAATTCACGTCCGCTGCCTGAAGGTTGTTCGTTCAGGACTCCTGATCGCTCCTGGTTGAGTGTTTCAATGGATCGCTCAATACTGGCGATATCAGTCTGCAACTGATTAACCTGCTCAACGTCTAAAGCCTGTGCAGCCTGCTGCTCAAGCGCTCTGGTATCAACTGCAACCTGAGTGCTACCTTCCTCTGTGCGATACAGGGTTTCATCGATCGCCTGAGAAATCAGGTTTCTGCGCCCGGGAATTTCAGTGAATGAAGCCGGTTCCGCAATGCTTGCCACATCAACCGCTCTACCCTGGCTGACATCAGACATTGCTTTTTGCAGTGCCTGAATATGCGCATCACGCGAAAGAACGTTAACCGGCACGCCTGGAGCAATATCAATCTCAGCATGATGGGCTGCATTTGCCGCCAGCGCCGCATCGACATCAGCAGGTGAAAATTCAGGCACACTGGCGGCTTCACCGCGAGAGTTTATGAACCTGCCGACACCGCCGAACGCCACGCCAAGCACAGCATCAATGGCGATAGCCTGCCGATCAAAAACATCGTACTGGTTAGCCATTTCGTTATAACCGCCATCACGTAGCGTCTTTGCAGTCAGCCCACGCTGCGCCATGCCAAACGCAATGTTAGTCCCTGCTGCGTAGGCAATGTCAGGTGCTGCGCGTAATGCTGTCGCCGCTGCGCTGCGTACTGCACTTTCTCCGGTTCTTGCCAGTTGCGCGCCAACACCTTCCGCCAGCGCACCACCAGCACGTAACCCGAGACTCATCGGGATCAGCGTTCCGGCACCTGCAGTGATGCCCTGCACTAATCCCGCTTCCTGCGCCGTCCTGAAATCAACACCCTGTGCTGTCAGCCGTTCAAATTCAGAAAACCCCTGTAGAGAAGTAACGGCCGCCGCGCCGCCGACAGGACCACCGAGCGTTGTACCAACAACAGCCTGCCCACCCATATCGAACAGCCCATAAAGAACCTGCCCGGCTGTGCCGGTTGTCGCGGAATCAGGCGTCAGCCGCTTAACCTGCTGCTCTGCGAGTTTTCGCTGTTCAGCAATGTATGAAGCTGAAGTGTCATTGAACGAGGTGTTTTCGTTAACAAACTGAGCAATCGGGGATACGATTTTATCCATCCCTGCCCACAGCAACTGATCAGGTTTTGCCACCAGGCCGGAATACAAACCAGATGCAGCCGCACCGACCGAGTTATCGAAGAACCCGACATCACTGTTGAAACCAGCGGGATTTGACGCTGCTTCATCAAGTTGCTGGTTCTGGTTTACCGGGTTAAGGCCGAAGTAACTCATTGCGGGATATCTCCTGAGAAGCGCTGACGCTGCTGTGTGAGATCGATAACGACAGGTGTACCGTCATCTTTCAACAAATAGCCGGTTCCGAGTTTCACCAGGTACTGGCTGTCACCGTAGCTTTGCAGACCGTACTGGCCTGGCGGTGCTTTTATTCCGGCGCCAGTAACCTGTGCTTTCCATGCCTGATCAACCTGCTTATCGAATTGCTCTGATGACATGCCCCACGGCAGCAGGACATTGCCCATTCCGTTATAATCGTGCACGCCACCAGTAGCTACGTTAACAGCCTGCTTCCAGGTGTCACTGTCAATTTCACCAGACACCACACCCTTCTTCGCCATCACCCCGGCGTAATAGTCTTTTGCGATCTCATAGGCCATTGATGCGCCCTGCGCGTCACCGGCAAATGCGTCCTTCACCATGTCAGAGAACTCGATACGCAGATCGGTATCCTTCGGCATTGCGATACCCTTAGCATCATCAGTTCCTTTGCGCGCCGCAGCACCGGACAGGATGGTTTGTGCTGCTGTTTCTGGTGATACCGAAACATCAGGGTTAAACCAGTTTTTCTCTGCCACCACACCACCTGGTTTATCCATCAGAATTCCGGCAACAGCAGCAGATGGTGCATTGGCGCTAATCTGTTGGAGTGCTGACATGTACACCTGACCGCCGCCGGTGCTCTGCCGGATGGCGTCCAAGTACGCAGACTGTTGAGAGACTGGAGCATCACGGAAGAAAGTTCCGATCTGATTCGCTTCTTCTTTAGAGAAGAACGTCAGCGGCGTGCCGTATGCTTTTGCCAGATCATTAACCTGTGCAGCACGCAACGCGATACTCTGACCGAAGTTTGCCTGGTTGTTCAGGTCGATCGGCTTCGTCTGCCCGGCGGCCAGCGAGAACTGTACAGGGTCAGCCTGGCGCTGTTTTATTACCTGATTTGCAGCGGTAACCACATTGTCATAAAGCGCGGCGCGCGACGCATAGCCTTCGCCAGTCTCACCGGTATCTGGACGCAACTGATCAACATATGCGGTGATGCTGCTGGTAGGCATGTTGCGGAACGAACCGATGTACTGTCCGGCGATCTGCGTATTTTTAAATTCGGTGTACCGAAGGTTACCTTCACGTACACCATAGGCCGCCATGAAAGCAGCCTCATCCGGCGGGTCAGGAAACTCAACGCCGCGCATATATGCTGCTGTTGCATCTCGTACCTGACTGTCAATCGTCGTTTTATACTCTGCCTGCTGCTGACGACGCACCTGATCTGCCTGCCGCATGAAGCTGGCCTGCGCTTCTGGTGATGCCGCATCGAATGCCGCGTTGCCGGTGTAGCGTTTGGTATTAGTTGGAATGGATGACAGTCCAAGCGCCGCGCTGACGCCACTGGTTAACTGCTGATCACTGTATGGCTGGCTACCATTCTCATGATGAATGATTGCAGCGCAAAGCGCCTTCAGCGTGTCAGGGTTTGATGAGTCAAGAGGTTCATCAGCCGAAACGCCCAGTTGTTCGCATACCGCTTTGATATAGGCGGTTGTGTCATTGTTGTCAGTCGGTGGTGCCCAGCGATTAATGATCTCGCTGACGGTATCAATACCCTGCCGCTGGTATGACATCAGGTTGCGGCCCAGCGCACGAATGCCATGCTCTGGCGTTTCAAATTTGGCAAAGCGGCCATCATCGCCAGTCTGGCCTACCCACGGATTGCTTTTGCTGTACTCGAGATTACCTGGGTTATTGTTGCGAATGCCACGGGCATCATCAGCGGTTCCGCCATCAGATATAGCCCGGCGAGAACCAGCAACTGTATCACTTAACTCGCCGTTGCTCTGGATGAATGCTGTCGCATTATTGGCTGACCACTGTGACAGGGCAGAATCTGCTACCTTTTCTTTGAACTCGACTTTCTTGGCCTGAATCTGCTCATCGCTCCAGCCATGTGCAGCACCATACTCATCGATCTGCTGAAATGTTTGCTGATTTGCAGACACATAAGCAGCATTGTCGCCGTACATCGCAGCGGCATTCTTTCCGTTGTTCAGCAAAGTTGCCTGGAACTGGCCTTCTTCATACGCATTGATTTGCCCGATCTCATGACGCCCGGCCTGCGTAGTGAACTGCACCCGATATTGTTGCGCCTGCTGCATGAAGGCACTACGTGATTGCTCATCCGGAAGCGTCATCGCCAGTTGTTCGACCTGCGAATCAAATTGCTGGGTGTACTCCTGCCCTTTGCCGATCGCATTTTTCCCCTTCAGGTTGAGCAGACCAGTTTCAGGGTTATTCAGGAGATCACTGCTTATCTGGCTCAGACTCAATGACGCATCCTGAGCCATAGCTACATTGGCGCGTTGTTTGGCCTGTGCGAAAACACCTGCATATTGTTCAGCAACATTACCAATAACTTCAGCAGTATTTGGCGTCTGAAACGCCGTGAATCCCTGAGTGGATACGCCTCTGTTCTGAACCTGGCGGCCTGACGTGGTTGGCACAACTGGCATTTTACTTTCTCCTTAGCGACCTGTCGGGGTACCTACAGCAGCAGAAATCGGCGCTGCTTTCTGGGAGAATGGCGACCATGTACCACCACCCATTTGATACGCCCCGTATGCTTTCAGTGGAGCAGTTAACAGGGTCTGTGTCATTGCCGATTGTCCTGCTGACTGAGCGGCGGCACCTTGTGCCTGCGAATTCATGCCCTGCACCTGATAGCCGTATGCCTCACGCTGAGCGTTATTAACCGTCGTGAGAGAATCCAGCGTTCCGAACTGCGCATTATCAGCAAAAACATCCAGCGCGGTACCGCTGCTCAGCTCAGCACCAGTAGCGCCCATAGTTGCCGCAGCAGTACCGGCACGCTGTCGCATTTCCCGGCGGCGCTGATCCGCTTCAATGTTCCCACGGTTAACCGCGTCCTGTGCCTGTGCCTCTGCAATATCAGCATTCTGATCTGCTACTGCTGACTGGTATTTTGATTGCTGGCGCTGGCTGTAAGCAGATGCGGCAGTTGATGCCACAGTTACAGCCAGCACTGCCAATGCCGGGTTGCACATTATTTTCTCTCCATGTGGAATCGGTGGAAGTTAAGGCCAAGCGCGCCATAAGGTGCAGCATCTTCAAGCCGGAAGCCGAGCCAGTGCAGCCATGCCTTCGCTACATGGTTTCGCTCGTCTACATAGTTTTCCAGGTACGGGTATACGGTCAGCATGTCCTGAAGTGCATGACGGCTGCGGCGAAGGAATGTCTTTTGGTACTTCTCGACAAGGTGCGTGCTGACCAGCCAGGGGATGCCATTGCCGCCGATCATGGAAGCAGGAGATACGCCGAACATGGTGACCAGTTCACCGTTAGCAAAGCCAGACCAGGCCATTGTTGCCGTGCGCAAGCCTACGCGCAGAGCCGCTTCAGTGGTCATCAGCGATACCGCATACAGTTCATCAATATCAGCCTGGCGGACGTTCGGCAGAATCATCTGCAGGTGTTCTTCAGTAGCCGGAAGTAATTGCACGTCGATCATCAGAATCCCCCCACAGTAAGACGAGGAATAACGGCAAGGACGGAAAGCGGCAGCGGGTCAAGTTGACGGATTTTTACGCGTCCGTTTTTGTCCCAGTTGCTGTCGAGCTTCACTTCCACTTTCCCGGTTGCATCATCAACAGGATCGTCGTAAAACTCGAATTCACGCTGTGGATACTCGTACCACTTCCCGCCTGGTGTAGTCGCCCATATGCCACGGCTGGCATTAACCACCAGCGTTACGGCAGGGATCACCTGTTTCTTATCAAGAAGCGTTTCCTGACCGTTGATATTGATGTCCAGCGTTTCAAATTCGGCTGTGATTGGCAGTCCGATGTGAACAACAGCACCAGGAGATTCCAGCGTCACAGAGCCACCAGATACCGTTTTCTGTGGTTCAACATTGGCATCAGAAAGAATATTCACTTTCTGGCCTTCAAGATGAGACAGGCCGCCAAACGTCTGTCGCGCCATCTGCCAGTTGGTAGTTGCTACGTTTCGAAGAACGGTCGGAACATCGCGATTAAAACGCACGACTACCGCAGTGTTACTGGTTACAGAAATGATGTCACCGCGAAGCTCTTTGGAAACACTTTCACCATTGTCAGGGTCTGTTCCGGTATACGGGAATTGAATCTGTGCACCAATGTCACCGCTGGAGAAATAGGATCCACCGGTCACCGTAACCGGGTAATCAACCTTATAGCTCCAGTCGCCGGAACCGCCGCTGATGGTCATTGTCCTGGTTGAAGTGTTACGCCCGTCATAACTCAGCCCTGAATCAACAAAGAACGCATCTTCATCGTTGGTAAACATGCGACTCGAAAGGCGCTCGATATATCTGACTACCTGACCGTTGATTGTGCGGTTGACGATGAAATACACCGCATCTTCATTCCCTTCACTGATGCTGCATGTGCTTTCGTATTTCCCGGCGCTGGACTGCGGCGCCCATGCAAACACCTGCTGATCACGCAGATAGGTCATCACCAGTAACTTCCCGTCATCACGAATACAAAAGGCGCTGGAGTACGGAACGATAGAGAAACACCAGTCAACAATGCTGCGTTTCTGAAAAAGATGGTTAGCCAGAATGGTCAGATCATTACCCTGGAACCCGTCAACATCAAATGAATAGGCGAGGTCACGGACCACGCTACCCTTCTCCTGGACGAATAGCGCGATATTTGCGACAGCGATCGGCGGCACATTGCTTGAACCGTTGGAACCCTGAGAACTGAAAGCAAAAGCTGAAGGGGTAAGCACCTTGTTCTGGTCACCGGTAATGACGTACTCACCGCCAGATGTCAGCGCGACCAGTTGACCAATATCAATAAGGTGGCGAATCTCGTTAACCTGACGCCCGGCATAGGTGTAAATGATCCGGTCATCGTCCTGCGTCGGATTGCTCTTGCCGAAGTCTTTATAGTCACCGGTACGACTCGCCCATATTGTCTGCGGGAATGCTGTCGAGGCAGCGAAATACAGGCGCTGCTGATAATATACGACAGTGCCAGGGTAGCCGTTAACGCTGTTCCACGCGTACTTTGCCCACTTGTAACTGGCATTGGCAGATCCAACTACCTGTGATGGAATGTAAGAAAGTACCGTGGCTGTTGCCGTTGTACCGCTGGCAGCAGTGATACGGGCAATACCAAACCCACTGTGCAGGTATTCCCATTGGATCCCTGTATCTCCGCCCCATCCGTCCCAGGCCATCCCTTCAGTGTGAGACGGTCGAAGTGAACCTGTCTTACCGCCAGTATTGGCACGATAGTAGTTACTGTCAGCGCGGCGAATGTCATTGATCGTTGTTGTTTTATCAATTTCCCATACCGGAACCGAATCAACCGCCGGCTGCTCAAGGTAGAACAATTTCCCCACCTGCTCAGCGCCAAAAATTGAAGCGCTGGCGGTTAATGTAATGGTGCCGGTGCTGGCACTGGCGTACACCGTTACAGACTCATCAACGTTGATATCTTCAAACGGACCATTCTTCGTCGTTACATCGACGAGTTGCCAGTTGTCATGTGCGTAGCGGCGCAATTCTTTTGGCGGGTAAGACGGGTGCACCAGCGTCAGAACGTCAGCGCTCTGGGTGAACTTGATGCGAAAGAGATCGGCTTCAGCGTATGGCGTAGCGATCTCATAAATAACGTTGCTGCTGTTCAGTACCAGCGCACCATCTTTGATAACGCGCATGTACTGGTGACCAAACTCCAGCGCATAGGTCTGAACGGTCGAGAACTGGAACGGAATAAGGCGGCACTTTCGGTTAGCATATTTTGCGGCACCGACAAAACGCGTACCTGGTCGATTCTCCACGCCGCCATACTGACGCACGATAAAGTTATCGCACTTGCGCAATGCCACCTGGTATTTCGCCATGTCGATACGCCCGTACAGCGACGGGCCAATTTCGCCACCGGCAAAGCTGGGCTGGATCCAACTGATAGCCATCAGGACAACCTCGCTACAGTAAATTCATCCACTGGCGGCTGCGGTTCCTGTGATTCGTTCTGGCTATGGGAGCCAGCGCTCAGAATCACGCGGTTGTACATGTTGAGGGCAAATGTGCCGAGATCAGCATTGCCGGTCAGTGCCATGTTGATGGCGGCCGCCAGGCGCCACGCCAGCGCTTCCATGAAAATGGCATCGAACATGTTCACGTCAGTAATGCGCGTTACATATTTGAGCCATGCCTGCGCCTGGTCTGTGTAAATCAGCTTTCCGGTGCCGTCGGTATCTGCACCCACTTCATACTGAACACGCATTGCAGCAGTTGGGTTGCGCACACCGGGAAGCATGATTTCAGTGATGCGCAGACAATCAGACGGATACTGGTACGCATACGCCCAGTCAGGCGGCGGGTTATTCGTATCGGCAAGCGCCAGGCGTTTAGTGGCAAAGTTCCAGTCAAAGTCTGACAGAACAGAATCGCGGCAGGCATCAAAATGCAGGGAGCACTCCCCCGCCTCTTTGCTGGCCTCAGTCAGACTGTTGATGCTGCGGCTGTTGCCGATATTCGACAGCGCGCGGTTGCAGATCTCGACAACAGAAGCCATCACTCCCCCCCGTTACCGTAAAGGGTTTCAGCCGCTGATTTATCAGGCTCGCCGGTTGCAGGTGCGATCGCCATGTCGGTGATCTGCAGGCTTGCATCGTGGCGCACGCCTTCGCCATCTTCGCGCGTGGACATGCTCTTGATGGTTGCCTTCGCCGTAATCATCACATCAGTACCAACGGGCTGCGGCGTAGCGCCGAGTTTTTTCAGCGTGTCATTATCAAGGTTAATGCACAGACCCCATGGATAATCGTCACGGGCTTTGGTTTCTCCGCTCTCATCCTGATAGCTGTCAGTGCCGGTTTTGAGGTTGACCAGTTTCATATACACTCCTGCAATAAAGGGGCCGAAGCCCCTTGTCTGATACGCGAGGCTTACACGCCCAGTTCTTTACGCTTATCTGCGATCTTCTCGCGAAGCGTTTCGGCTTTGGCGTTATGGTGCGGTTTCTCGTTAAAGAGCAGTTCATACTCTTCGCGGATCTTATCCAGATCGCCATCTTCCGCTGCATCTTTGATGGGTTTGGCACTGGTTACGGCTTCTGTTGCTTTACCTGTAACCTTTGCTTTCGCCGCCTTCGCTGCATCGTTGATGGGTTCCAGTGCACTACCTGGCTCGCCGTCGTATTCAATTTCCGAACCCTCCGGCCACAGATTATTGTGGATATGAGAGAGGCGCAGAACGCGGTACTTCGGTTTCTCACCTGACATCGATATCCCCTTAACCGGTTACTTTGGAGCGGATCGGATACGGCGTATTTGCATCAACATCCAGGTTAATGCCGGAAGTGAATGCACCAGCCGTAAGCGGGCCAGTACCAACGGAATAATTCACGCGCAGATAGCGCAGAACTCCGGAAGGCACTTTGACGGAAGCAACACGTTTACCGGCAGTCAATGCAGCTAGTGCAAGTGCTCCGCTATCATAGATAGTGGTCCATGTGCTGTTGTCCGGGCTGGTCTGCAACTGAACGTTCACAGTTGCAGCACCGGCAGCGGTAGCCGTGGTATTCACCATTGCCCAGAACTCAAGTGGATAACCGACGCCGATATCGCGGCGGGTGCCGTCAATCGGGCCGAGGTCGATTACATCGGTAGAAGCTGCGGAAGCCGTAACTGCCTGCGCTTCGGAGAACATCAACAGTTTGTCGAGGATCATCTTTTTTCTCCATCAATGGGCCAGTTAAGGCCCACAGGTTAATAACAGGCGTTACACCACGCGCGCTTCAGTTTCCAGAAGAGCGTCAGTTTCGCGGATCGGTACACCACGGAAAGAGGTCCACCATTCGCCTTCGGTCTCTTTCACGCTGATCGCCAGAGAGGTTTTCTCCAGCGACTGCAGATCGAGCGCCTGACCAATAGTGCGGTTCATATAGAAAACAGGGCGGCCCATGCCACGGTTAGGAATGCGATGCAGTGCCTTCACCATCAGTTTCGCAATGTTTGCCGCTGTGGCAGGATCTGACAGGTTACTGACATCGATGTTTGCGATGCGCACAACGTAGCGCCAGTCACGCAGGGAAAGACCGTTATCCCACTTGTAATGGGTACGGTAGCCTTCGTACTGACCACCAGCGGCATCTTTCAGTGTCTGCTGCCCTTTATCTTCCATCTGCAAACCAGCTTTCTGGCCTTTCGGGAAAATGCCGTGAACAGTATTTTCACCCCAAACAACCAGCCAGATAGAGGTGTTATCTGTACCGGTACCGCCTGCATCGATAATGTTCTGCGCGTTGCCAGCAGACAGACTGGAATAGCGAGATGAAAGGCCCATAAACTGCTGAGGATTTACGCTGGAGTCGCCATAAAAAAGCGTCTGCGCCATCTGCTGATTCATCGCTTCGATAAATGCGCGGTCTTCAGACAGGCGGAATTCAGCAGTATTGCCGTTCAGATCAGCCAGAGATTTATCGATTTCAGCGTAGGTTTCCAGCATGCCGACACCGTCAGTAACCTGGACGGTAGTAGATTTACTTGGCTGCACGCCGTAGTTCAGCAAACGCCAGGTTGCCGATGGAAGACCGGAACGAACAGTTGTTTTGTGTCCGGTCGGCAGGTTACCTTCAACAATCAGCATGTCCTGAAGGATCGGGTTTGTTTGTGCGAGAAGTTCGATGATCTTATCGACTTTCCCGTTTGGGTCGATGCGCTTACCCCAGTCTGCCAGCGTCAGCGCAGTTAAGCCTTTAACAGCCATGGTTATTTCCTCTCTTATTTGCCATAGAGCACTTCGGCCGCACTACGCTGGCCATCATTACTACCGGTGACCATGCCGTCTTCAGACATGGCCTTACCGATTTTCACGAACGCCTTAACCAGATCAGGGTGATTCCCCAGCCCGGTATCGTTCAGATATGTCTTGAGCTCAGGCGTGCCGAACTGATCGAGCGCACGCTGCGCTGCGCTGAGATTTGAAGGCAGTTTGTCACCACCGATCTCTTTGTCGGCCTTCACATCTGCAGCCCACTGCTCAGTGGTCTGTTGCCATGCTTCGACCTGTCGCTGCTGCACGCCAGCCAGAATCTTCGGATAGACATCAACCAGCTTCTGCGCCTGTTCGTTGGTCAGGTTCAGTTCACGCGCCACTGGTTCGAAATCCTTAAGCGCTTCGGTATCCAGTTCGATATCTTCAGCAGTCTTAAACTCGTACTTCTCCGGCACGCCTTCTGGCTTGTCGTCTTCTTTCTTTTCAGCCGGTTTATCGCCGTCAGGCTTTTTGTCATCGGCTGGCTTATCGCCGTCAGCGCCTGGTTGTGGCGTGTCGCCTTCTTTCGGCGCTGGATCGTCAGCAGGAGCCGGATTATCACCAGCAGCGGGTGCGGGTTCTGATGCTGCAGGTGCCGCGCCACCATCAACTGATTGCTCATTGCAAAGGCGGCGATACAGCAAACGTTCAAATAAATTCATGTTCACTCCTGTTCACTGGCCTCTGTGGCCATCTTCAGATACTGATCAGGGCAGTGCGTCATTACTCGCTGAAACAACTCCAGCGCCAGATTGCGCTGCCCTTCGTTGAATGCCATTGCCAGCGCGTCCATTGGAGGAATGGCGGAAAATACACGCCCTTTCTCCAGCACTGACCAGACGACGCGGCGGCCCTGCTTGCTGTCCATGACGAAACGGATGTCGTCGATTTCACGCTGAGCCAGATCGCGCTGCTTACGCGAGTTTTCTTCTTTCAGTTTGTCGTCGTCGTAATCTGTCATTGCTGTTGCCTGCCTGCTGCCTGAGCCATTGCCGAGAGCGCGCTGGGATCTTTCATCTGCGTCTCACTGAGAGTCTTAGCTCCTTGCGCTGCCATCTGAGCCATTGCCATTGCCTGCTGTTGCTGTTGCTGCTGCGCGCGTTCCTGGCGCGTCTGTTCAACCTGGTCCTGCGGCACGATGACAGTCGGCGACACGCCGGACATATCAGCAAATGCGTCGATCGCCTGGTCAACGTTAAGCTTGTCAAGTGCTTCAGGTTTGGCCTGCGCAAGTTGTCCGATGAAGTTGACAGTTGATGACAGACTGGACAGACCGATAGACTTCTGCGCCTGCGCCATGACAGAGATGTATTCCACCTTTAGTGGTTCGCCCTGCAAAACATCAGGCGGCGGTGGCAGCATGTTCTTTCGCACCATCATCGAGAATGCACGGTCAATCAGTGGGTTCAGGCATTCGTCGTTCAGGCGCTCCAGTACCGGTCCAAGCATCAGGAGCTTTTCTTCCTTCATCTCGATCACCGCTTCCACCGGCATTGAACGGGTGTTGATGTTCTGCAACATCATGAATAGATCGACGAAGTAGGCGCTGTTGATGATCTGGCGCGTGTCCTGAATGTCGGTTATTAAATCGCCTGTGCTGGGAGTTACCAGGTATGCGGGTTTAAAACCGTCCTGACCGGTCACCTGGTCGATGTAGGTGATATCACCAGGCAGCAGAGAAACACGCTGATTCTTGAGCGACGTTGGGCCAACCATCGGCGGGTTAGTGGCTTTGTCGATCAGTTGTGACTTGCGTTTTTGCAGGAGTTGCAGGGCTTTAACCGGACCGAGCGCCAGCATGCCAGGGCAAGATGAGCCATAGACATCTTCGCCGTTCACTTCCCAGCGCGGCGCCATGATCGGGAATTCATCGAAGCCGGATTCGCGCAGCAACTTATCGTTATCGCCACCGACCTCGTAATAAACGGATTTATACGGCTTGTTCTTGCTGTCCAGCTTCGCCGTATCGCGGTTGATGTTCGGATACACCGAGTGCATCACTTCAAACCACTTCTCATACGTGCCGCTTTCCCACATGCCCTTCACTGATTCGCTGACATTGTCCAGGCCAAATTCCTGCACAAGCTGGCGCACAGTCATGGAGAACTTACGGAAACAGGTATCAACGCTTCCGCGCGGGGAGTTAGCCAGGTAGTAACTGCCGATCGGGAAAGGCATCGTGCGGATAATGTCTTCGTCGTCATCCAGTACCGCCATTGCGCCGGTGCTGTATGTGCCAAGACTGCCGTAAAGCTGTGGCAGTGACTGGTACAGATTCGACTTGTTGAACATATCGTTCATGCGGTTCTGTACCGTCTCCAGCCACAACTTGACCGGGCCATAATCCATCATATCCGGATCAGGTGTCGCCAGGCGGAACCACGGACGCGCCGGGCTGGTGATGCCGGACATCATACCACTGGCAAGAGTACGCGCCGCCATAGTGCCGGTTGAGTCGATGATCCGCGTGTTTCGGCGGTCGTTACGGTTGGCCTCAGATGTCAGGAAGCGGGAACCACGCGGATTGATGAAGTCACTCAGTTCACGCCAGTGCGGTTCGAACGACTGACGCTCGTTTTCCAGTTGTGCGAACTGTTTGTTCAACCGCTCTTTCGTTGTTTCCGCCATGACAATTACCCCGTTTACTGACCGAGCAGAGTTTTGCCGCTGGTATTGGCTGCGGAGGTATCACCCTGCGAGCCAGTCAGAAGCGTGGAACTACGACCGGCAGCAGCGCGGCGGCGGCGGGTTTCTTCGTCGCGAGCATCGACTACAGCAGCATCCTGTTCCTGCGGTGCGGCCTGCACTTCCGGTGCCGCTGGCACTGATGGAGAGCTACCCATGCACATAACAATGACTCCGTACGCAATTAAATTATTACCAATTTAACCACATATGTTTTATTTTTCGTAGGATATTGACAGTTATTACATCAATAATTACCTTATAGGTAATGAAATAATGCAGGCGGCGGAGATGGCACCGCTCCGGAGACGTAACCGGAACACAACTTAAAGCGCGCTTCAGTGAATGACCTTTGAGCCGGGTCGTTAAATCCAGACGGTGGAGTGCGCTTTCAGATGTGAGCAGTACGGCATATGGCACATGTGTCGTTAGCGGTCCAGCTGGGTTCCTTGGTGTTCCTTATCCCCGAGCGGGTAGCCGGAATGTGCAAGTCAGTGAACGGTATGCACGGACATGACGACTCACCATCGTGGCGATACGGTGTGACACCTCGGAAGAGACGAGGATGCAACGATGAGAGCATTGTGATTTATCGTCTTTCTTGCGCGCAAAGTCTGGTCGAAGACAGTGCTCTCAGCGTTGTGGTGAATAAGGCATTAAACCGGTTACCACCGGTGATTGTTAGAAGCATCTGCGCAGAGTTGCTATGCCGAATAGACTGCGTACCACAACCCAATCACGCCTCAGGACCGTGATAACCGTAGTGCCAGTAACGATAGCTGTAACATTGGCGGTACCAGCGCCATCCCTTGAAGTAACTGGTACCGCCCTTTTTACACCAGAGCGCCATTGTGATGACGTTGTGTTGTAAACCCGTGACTGCCAGGGAAGGCAACTCCCATTGCTACCACTTCGCCCGGTTCGCCGGGCATTTTTTTAAGGTGAAAATGATGACCTCAACAACTGAAGAAATTAAGAAACAGACACCTGAAGAAGAAATTCGCCGTGAAAACCTATACCACACGAAATGCCAGTGCCTGGCTGAAGTGTTGGGAAAAAAATCATTCGTTGAGAAGTTGGAGGCTGAACGCGCAGCCGAAGCTATCAACGCTGCATTCGATAAAATTACTTTTTAACACCGTGACATGTCACAATCAGCCCGCCGATGCGCGGGCTTTTTTATGCGAACGGATCGTAGTCTGTGATGGCCTTACCCTGCTGATTCTGTTGTCCTGGTATGTACTGCTTCTTCACCACCGGGAAAGCGTAGGTCAGGACGTAGGCGTCAGCGTTGTTTGGCGACCGTCCAAGCAATTCTTTCACCTCGTCCTTGTCCTGCAAAATCTTCCGACTGTCCTTGAGCCTGACTTTGTACTCAGGCGCGCTGAGTTCGTCGGCTAAATCCTGGCTGTCAAGTTGCGCGCCCAGCTTCAGCGCGTCACGGGCGGATTTGTACATCTCACCGCGTTTGTTTGCCATTTCAGGATCTGCCGTTCCGCCGCCGAACTGTATCAGCGTCCATGAGCGCCCCCAGTTATCACCGACTGACTTCAGGCCAGTGCCATACCCGTAGTCGATAAACACAGCGTCAGCGTGATACTGATCTTCGAAGTCGGCGATCACCTTGGCAAACCAGACGTCATCAGTTGTACGCGGGTACTCTCCCAGCTTCTTGCAGTGCAGCCCCTGACGAAGATAAATCACCGCCGGGTCTTTACCCTGGTGCGACGGGTCAACGCCAAGCACTACAGCCGCATGCTGAACCTGTGCCGGAGTGATCACCCGGCCAACAGCAGGCTGTGTCAGGCCTGAAGGAATAAACTGGTTTTCAGACGCGTCAGGGAAGATACCGCGTACACGCACCTTCACGAAATCGCTGTCCTCGCCGTAGTCGTCAACCCACTTTTGCAGTTGCTCTTTGTTGGTACCCTCAACGGTGCGGCTGTCAATCTGCGCGCACTTCCAGCGGTGACGGTATTTGCGGAAGCACTCGCGGAAACGCCCGGTGTTACGCGTCGGGTTACCGAACGCCACCCAGATGATTTCTGTGTCTTCGTCAGTCAGCGCGCCTTCGGCAACCTCCCACACCAGATCGGCAATGTTGGAAGCTTCATCGAATACCACGATGATACGTTTGCGCTCGTTGTGCAGCCCGGCGAATGCTTCAGTATTGTGCTCAGACCACGGTATAGCATCAGCGCGCCAGCGTTTATCGTGTCCCGGATCGTTGCTGTACATCGCTGTGGCGGTGCAGGTAAACCACTCTTTCGTGATAGCCAGGTTCGACCACTTGATGATTTCAGGCCATGTCTTTGTACGTAACTGATTGTCGGTGTTCGCGGTGACCACCACCTTGCAGTCCTCGCAGGTGGACATGCCCCAGTTGATCAGCATCGAGATAAACGCTGATTTACCGATACCGTGTCCGGATGCTCGGGCCAGCATCAGCGGCTGGTGACGGGTAGCAGGATTCTGGAGGTGATCGCGTATCTCGCGGAATGCGTCAGCCTGCCACTTGCGTGGCCCGGTGGCGTGAGCCAGTTCAGTACCATCCTCGCCCCACGGAAACGCGTACAGCGCATAACCCAGCGGGTCATACGTGAAAGAGGCGATATCCTCTACGAGTTGCTCTTCCGGCGACATGGCTGCGGCTGTCATTCTTCACCACCAGCCTGTTCTTTCACGCGGCGGCGGGCTTTCGCCATGCGGTCTGCAATGGTGACAGTGCCGGAAACCTCCAGGCGCTCTTTGAATGCGTTAACGTCGACGTGCTTACCGATAAGCTCGAGGTTCTTCACCTTGTCAGGCCATTTGATTTTTTTGAGGATCGTCTCGATTGATGTCTCGTCCATGTTCATGATGGTCGATGACAGGTCGAAACCGCTCAGCGTGGTACGCCATATCTTCGGCCACTGGCGGATCGGCTTCAGGGTGCCGTCATCGTTCAGGATATCCAGCACATCCATCTGGTCGATTTCCACCAGGCGAAGCAGCACATAATCAGCGCTGACGCGCATGCGTTTGTTGCGTTCCTCCATCAACTCAGCAATACGTTTCTGGATACGCTCATCACGCATCATGACGCTGGCTTTGACGTGCGCTGTATTAGGCGAGAATCCGGCATTAATCGCCGCCTGAGTCTGGTTCTCCGGCGTCTTGATATACGACTGGCAGTAAGCCTCCTGCATCGCTGTCAGGGGCTTATACTGCGTTGATTTGCGTTTGTGGGCTTTTGGTTCAGTAGGCATTGTAACCACCAGGGTAATAATTACCGTTATGGTAATAGTACCATGCAAAACAAAGCCGCCATAGTCGGCGGCCATTGCAATTTATTAGCGCTATCGTGACATGTCACACTGATAATTTAGTCTCATGCCAGCCACGCGTAACCCAGCATTGAGAATCACCGTCGCACGGACACGAATTAACCGGCAGTGAATCACCGCACTTCCCACAGCGGTTAGCGCTGATAGATTTGATGCGCCCACGCACCCGCGCATCATCCTGGAGGATAAGCAACGCGATGTACTCGCTCAGCTCGTATGGGTCTCGACCAGGGCGCCGGGCGGCGCAGTTCCGCGCCAGCATTTCCGATTCCTGCTCATCCGGCACCAGTTCAAGCTTGCGCTCACCGGCGGCGGACTGCCGCGCGCGCTGCGCGGCTTTGCGTTCTGCTGCGGATTTAGCCATCGATATTCACCTTGATAGCGAACACCTTCACAGGTTTGTCACCGAAGTGAGGATGCGTTATCACCTTAATTTCGTATCCGTCATATGGGATATCAATACGCTTGCTCATATCGTCGCGCTTAGGATAACCACGGGTGATGATCAGACGGTCATAGTTCTTACCATGAATGCGTCGGCCCCAGTACGGATTAACCAGGCGATACTCTTCCGTTTTCTCTCCTGACTTCATCTTGTCGAAGTATTCACCGTTAACTGCCAGTTGCAGGTTAGCCATTCTTCACCTCCTGCTGCGGTGCTGCTGCGATCATCCTTCGCCATGCATCTTTTGAGTCTTCTGCGCCGTGGTCGATAATTGAATCGAACTCGTCCAGCATCGCCATTGTCGGCTCAACCGGCACCATCACGTAACCGGGTGGTGCAAAGTAGCGGACTTCTACCGTTCTGTCTGGCCCGGATGCCAGGTCAACGCCAATCACCGGAGAGTTGCCATCGACACCCTGAAGCATGGCGGCGCGGCGTGACAGCAGTCGCTTGGCCTCAATGCTCCCTTCTGCTTCAAGCTCTCCGTCGGCCTCTAGACCACCTTCAAGGTATTCAGCTGCATCAGCAATCCACTGCTGCCACGCCCATGGCACTACCGGCGCTGGCGGGGCGGAGTTCGGATGCAACGCCCTAATACCCTCGGCGATTTCCTCCAACGTTGCCGAGTAATCGCGCTGGGCGTCATTGCCAAACTCGAAAAAACCAGTGTCGGGATCGTGCCGTCCGTGTTCGCTGTCGTAAGACTCGCGTTGCTGGTCCACCCACGCTGCAGCGGCTTCAATCCCGTCGCGATAGAATGTCACAGTAGGTGCTGGCGTGGCGGTGAAGAGCGCTATATCGCGCCCCTGTGAGTTATTAGGGAAACCGCGCAGATATAATCCAGTGGCTTGCATGTTGGTAATTTCGCATTTCTCTGTATACGCCACAGGCTCAGCCTCCAGCGATGCCAGCGTGATTTCAGCCAGGTGCAGGGATAACGCCACGTGTTGCGATTGAGGCATCAGGTCCAGCCGTTCGCGAAAAAATTCCACGTTTTCTTTTGCTTTTTCGATTAACTGCTCTTTGGTGAATCTGGTAGTGGTCATTTCTTTGCTCTCCTGCGGCGCTTGGCTTGGCGGCGTTCTGCTGCTTTCCCTGTTTGGCGTTTTGAAACCGGATATCCGCGATCAGGGAAAAGATTTATAGTTCTTTCCCATACGAAGGAAGCACTGCCAATGGACGAAACGGATGCCAGCGCGATACGCGCCAGTTCTCGCACAACTTCCGGCGGTGCGTAACGGTCATTCAGGTCATCCCACAGGGCACACATCTTTGAGCTTTTATCAGGGTGAACATCATCGTTTGTGCCAGCCAGTGCGGTAATCACCTCGTCGGCTGCATCAATAATTTTTTGTGCCTGTTCTCTGGTAATAGTGGTCATGGGTTAGTCCTGGTAATTTTGTGTCCGGGTGCAAATGCGCGAGTTCTGTCTTTGCTGATGCGCCAGCCCGCCTCACGTGCCTGCTGTGAAATATCGGTCATATTCCGGCCAATAAAGTCCGCCTGCGCCTGCGGATAAATTTTCCCTGACTGGCAACCTTCACAATCGCAGTAGAGATCCGCGCAGAAGCCTTCAGTAATACCCATCACTCCCCCTTACACTGCCAATTGCAGTTGCATGTTGAATTTGTCTTTTTCCGCGCAATAGTTCAGAGAGCCTGGGCTATTGTGAGATTCAATGCGCTCAACCATCAGCGCGGCACGCGTCTCTTTGGATGCCGGCGCATAAGCGCCAGACCAGGCCTTGTCTATCCCGATATTGCGCGCTACATTCGTGCTATCGGCGCTCGCCAGGGGAATACTGGTGAAGATTTGAGGCCTCAGCATTCTCAAACCGTGCAACTTAGTGATTGGTTGGCCAAATTCATTTACAACATGCCTGATTAAGTCCCTAAGTCTTGCAATCGCTTCCTTTGGCCTTTTGACGTCATAGTCACCACAACTACCAATAGCCACTCTTGGCCACTCATGACAAAGTCGGATAAAACGCTCGTCTGGTTCGTTCATGTGCCAGACCGGAACACCGAAGAATTTTCCATGCGGCCACTCAAGAAGTAATTCGTCGTTCTCTTTCTCACCTCCGTCGATAACATCAGGGATGATGGCGAAGTCAAAGCCAGGATGATTCTTCCAGCGCGCCACAAACTCGTAGTAGTCGCTCCAGTCGATTTTGTTTTTGCCAGCTGCTTTCCATGCGGTGAATGCTCCATTGTCCAGGGCGAAAGACTGGCAGTATTCAGACGCGAGATTTATCTGTCCGGAGTGTGCGAAACTGATGAACGCATGGCGTCCTTTCCACGCTTTCATGGCGCACGTATCTGGAGTAATCGGTCCGCCGTGATAGTGGATCATCACTCCCCCTTACCGATGCCAGCGGCGGCGCGTTCTGCCTCGCTTTGCTCCCAAAACCACTGGTGAAGCGCCATAAGTTCTTCGTCAATCGGAGCATATTTGCGGTCAAAGTAAGCCTGGGCATCTTTCTCTGCCTCGCACGGTAATTCGCCGGGGCCAAACAGCGTGTTATAAATCCATGCCAGGCCGTTTTTAGCGTCGCCAGTTCCCTGCCATTCGATAATGGCAGCCTGCATGACCAGAATGTTTTTCCCGATTATCAGGTCCAGTTCTTTGTGCCTATTGCGGATGTATGCATTCTCGCTCTGTAACTTGGCGATACTCTTATCTTTGTCTTCCAGCTCATCCAGCAGCGCCAGAACGGTGGCGGGGTTAGCGGCGGCGATGAATCTGGCGTTATCAAAGTCCTGCTGCCCCGACGTATCGTCACCGCATATGCTAGTGAGAATGGAATTAGCAGTGCCGTTTCGCATAATCCACACCTCACCATTTTCTTCTTCCCACGGACCTGGTGTTGCCCTGTCAGCTAATTGGCGTAATGCGCGTTTGTCGATGTTGCTCATTTGGCGGCCTCCGGTCTTTTTCTTGCGCTGAAGCGAGGTTCCATTTCAACCGCGAATACTCCTACGCTCACACCGTCAACGAATAGCTCGATATCCAATGGCCAAGATGATTCCCATCCATCATGGCTCTCGAAATAATCAAGCCCGGCATCTTGCGCTAAGATTTCAAATTCCCACTCACTAGTGAATTCATCGATGTGTCGAGGATCGAGAAAATATGCATCATCAGGAAACGTACCTGCATCGCTAGCTACGTACTGAATTACACTCATGACTGCACTCCTTTGCGAAGCTGGGCGGCAAAATCGTTGAGCGATATGTAGCAATCCCCGAACGTTAACGAACCGCTTGACTGCATATGCTCCATTGCCATCTCCACACCCTGCGCCCGCATTTCAGCCAGGAAAGCGTCGGTCGCTGGAGTTTCGATATTAGGCAGCAGCGCATAATCGCAAATAGTATTTATTGCAGGGTCACAGCGGTCATCTTCGTTGCGCGGGCGTTCGCCAACCTTCGTGGACGATTGCATGATGACGCCCCAGCACACGCTATCGACCTCCTCACTCCATCCATCGCATGCATCGCCGCGATAGTCGTCAATAGCAGCTTCAGCCGCCTCGGCAGCTTCCTCAGCGGTTTTGTGCCACTCAAAGTTGTGCTCAGAACCGTATGAGAAATATGAAGCTCCAGCCTTCAGCCCCGCATTCTCCGCAGCCAGCTTTTCGCACTTAGCCTCCAGATTCTGCATTGTGATATCAGCAGAGCGGAACTCGCGCTGTGACTCTTCAGCACGCACATACTGCACTTCAAGCTGTGATGCCAGATCGCTAAGCATTGCCGCAACTGATGAACGAAGAATCTCAGTGTTTTCATCGCTCACCTCTGACGACAGCAGGTGACCACGTTTCACTAACTCAATGATATTGCTGTCCATATTTACCCCCGCTTACCCGTTTAAGTTATTGATTACGTTGATAACAAAAAGGATCGTTATTTGATGCCGATCCCATGCCTGGCGATTAACAGCGCATCAGCGATGGCCTGACCTTTTGCTTTCGCATCCAGCGCCCTGAGCTCTGGGTAAAGCTGAATCGCCCTGCTGCGTGCCGCATCCTTGTCGCTACCGATAAGCCCGGCTGACTTCTTCCAGGTCTGCGGGGTAACCAGTGTGTAGGTAATATTCAGCCCCTGAAGGATCCCCTCCGCTACGCCAGCCGCATGACCGAAAGTGAACATGCTCGCCGTTCCCTGTCCTGGCATTGCGCCAACCTGCTCGAGGTACGCATGGCTGATTCCGTACTGGCGAACCCATGCAGCCACCGCCGCGCCGTTCACCCTTGACTTTGTGCCGACCTTGATGGTTGGCATTGCCAGGTGGTCGATGTAACTACCCTGCTCAGTGATGAGAACCAGTGCGCCGCTACATCCCGGGTCAATCCCTAAAACTGCTGTCATGATTTACCCCTTAGGTAATTAAAATCCATATACGGTTCGAAATCAATACTTATGAGCACATTTTATTACCCACAAGGTAATTATCAGGACGTAAAAAAATGCGCTGCTGCGCCGCATAAATCGAATTACTTCCTGATGTTACATATGTGCCTTGCCAGTTTCTGCTGCCACTGGAACTGGTTTAACTGATCATCTTCACAAACCCAGAAGTCGATGAACGATGTAAGTTCAGTTTCTCTTACCCCTCTTTCAACAGGAGTGCCCCATTCCTTCGATTTCTCTACAAAGTCTGGATCAGGACTCCATCCATCAAACATTGCGAATTGCTCACCGGGAAAGTTATCCACAGAATTTTCCGCGCGCGCGTTATGAGTGGGGTTTATATGGGGTTTAATATCTTCTCTTCTCTTCTCTTCTCTGGTCCGCTTTTTGTCCGCATCAGAAGCGGACGTTTTGCGGACATTTCTCTTCCTGTCAGCATCCTGTGCACGACGCTTTGCAGACTGCCCGTTATGTGCTTCAAAGCGCGGCATTACTAGGCTTTCGCCATCTTCTTCAAGCCATCCGACAGCCATCATTGCCCGTGAAAATCCAGGGAAGCCGATCAGGTCGTCGAGAGTCTCCGCACTGTAACCGTCAAGAAAACCGTCAACAGAGTGGACATCAAAAAGACACCATGCGGAATGTAGTCCGCCAACTATCCGCAATCTGTCCGCTTTCAATGCGGACGCCATGCGGACAACTTTCGGATGCGTGTGCAGATCAGCGCGCATCTTGATCCAGTCACCTGCCATAGCTCACCCCCATATAAGCCCTGATAAATTCAGCCGCAGCCTGTGCGTTTATGGCGTTACCGTAGCCTTTGAGTCGGCCGACGCGGTTGCTGCTTGCCACTCTTGCCACCCCGGACTCGACTCGCACCAGGCGTGCGGTAGCCCCATCAACCAGCGGGAATGTGCCGGGTTCAACTGGACGCCATTTGCCATCTCGACATAAGAGCCAGTCCGCATCTCGCCAAAAACCGTTAACCTCAAGGGGCCTGCTGTGTAAGCCTGGCGCGGTAACTGATCCAGTCGCTCTTTCCCTTCCCTCTGCGCTTTCATCCCTGATGTGTCTTTCCAGTCGCGAGTTGTCGGCGTTACCCAGCCCGTCAGCAGTGCCGTGCCCGGTAGCTTCAGGCAGACCTTCGGTGACCCGTCCTGATTCTTCCCGCTGTAGCAATGAGTCGATCCGGTTGAATCGTTCGCAACCGGTGTCTGCAATCCCCGTTTCGTCTCCGGTTGTGGATTCGTATTCGCTACTGGCGTTGGCCACCCAGTAGGCCCGCTCTCTGATGTTCGGCGCACCGACGCCCGCTGCCGCAAACGGCACAAGCCCGAAGGCGTATCCCATTCCTTCCAGGTCAGCCTGTACAAGGTCGAACCATGCGTTTGCGTTACCTGCTGCAACCTGTTCGCCAAAGACATGCTGAGGTCTGCACTCGCTGATGAGGTGGAAGAAGTGAGGCCAAAGGTGCCGCTCGTCAGCAAACCCATCTCCTTTGCCTGCCGCGCTGAAAGGCTGGCACGGGCAGGAACCTGTCCAGACTGGTTTATCGTCAGGCCATCCGGCGAGGCGGAGGGAATGAGACCAGACGCCAATTCCGGCGAAAAAATGGCACTGGGTAAATCCTCTGAGGTCGTCAGGTGTGACATCTTCAATACTCCGTTCGTCAACTTCGCCCGGGGCGATATGACCGCCGGCGATCAGGTTACGCAGCCACTGTGCTGCAAATGGGTCTATTTCGTTGTAATACGCGGCGGGTTTCATGATTCGCCCCGTGCAGCTTTAAGGGCGCATGTAAATTCATTGCGATGGCGGTTTGCGCTGTTCATTGCGCACTCGACACACGTGCCATTCAGCACGTAGCGTTCAGAAAGGTGGCCATAACGGCATGGCTTCCCGGTGAAATACCGGTTAAGACCGGCTTTTGCCGCTTCCATCCTGGTGACGATCTTCACGATTCCTGTCTCCATTTGGTTATTGATATCGGTAATTTTGTGCGGAGAGGAAAAAAAGATCAACCATATTTGGTTATTTATTACCTGAGCGGTACGAATAGATATGAAAAGACCGCCAGAAGGCGGTCTGATGGGGGATAGTGCAGAAAATCAGGAGTAAAAGAAGAATGCAAGTTCCGCCTTTGTGCGCACCCACTCGCGGGACTTAGCGGCTTTAAAAAGTCCATTCATCAGAGTCTTACCGGGCATTTTCCTTTTTCCTGTAAGGTGTGTCTGGATGTAATGGCTTGTCGTTCCGGCCTCTTCTGCGAAGGCTTCACGCTCATCCGGAGTAAGTGCAAGCCAGTACTTTTTGAAATCGAATTGCGCGTTCTCGCTCATAGCTATTGCCTGATATTTATTACAGATAATAAATATTCACCTATCAGGTAACAAAAATCAAGGTTAGTTACCCGTGGGGTGCATTTACCTGTGGGGTAATATCGCTTTTAATTGAGGCATCAAGTGATTCATATATGAGGCGATTTACCAGAGCATGAAAAGTATTCAGGATGTTCGCAGGCAAAATCTGAAAGACCTGATAGACCGTGATTTCAACGGCGTTCAGACACGCCTGGCGGAGAAACTGGAAACGCAGGCAAATCTGGTGAACCGCTGGGTTCTGGGTAAAAAAGTTATCGGCGACCAGGTAGCCAGAAAAATAGAGTCCGCAGCAAATAAGCCGCGCAACTGGCTGGACATTGATCGCTCCCTGACGCAGGAAGGTTATCAGCCAACAGGGCCGAGTGATATCGGGCTAATAGCCTCTCATAACCTCCAGCACTGGATGAGTGAAAGCGAAGAGTTAACCACCCAGGGTAAACTGCAGCGCGCCAGCGGGATATCACAGAACACCGTCAGCAGAATGCTCAACAACGAAGTCAGCGTTTCGATCTCAACCCTTGAGGCTATCGCCTCGGCGTTTGGGCGGCGTGGTTACGAATTGCTGATGCACCCACAGGATCAGTCATCCATAAAATATGACCGGGCAAGGTACGAATCGTTACCTAAGAGCGAGAAAGACAAGATCGAAAGTTACATTGAATTTGTCCTCTCGCAGAACGACAAAAACAACCAGTAACATTCATAATATCAGTAACTAAGCCGCAATCGAGCGGCTTTTTTATTGCCATCACAATTACCTGACGGGTAATTTTTTAAGTTCATATCTATTGACATCAAACCACATACGGATAATTATTACCTCAACGGTAACAAACCGAGGTAACAAATCATGCAGTGGAAAATCATTAACGGTTGGTACTGCGTTACAGCTTGCGGGCTGATGAGCTGGAAGTTTCGCACGCTGCAGGAAGGCATCAAATGGGCGTTCACCAACAAGGTAGCCCATGAAGTTGCCAACGATAACGGGATATGGGGAGTGAGCAAGTGAGTGAATTATCAATTATCGAAATCGCGCCAGACCTGGCACCAAGCATTTACGTTGAAAATGGACTGGAAAAGTTTCTCGAACAGATCCGTGAAGGCGTTAATGAAGTTCCTGATCTTAGTACCGCGAAAGGCCGCGCCCGCATTGCATCGCTGGCTGCGCAGGTATCCCGCAGCAAAACAGCGGTAGAGAAACCAGGGCGCGATTATCTGAAGCGCCTGAAAGAGCAACCGAAAGTGGTTGAAGCAGAGTTACGCCGTTTCGTAACCGAATGCGATCAGCTGCGCGATGAAGTTCGCCGCCCTCTTACCGAGTGGGAAGACACGGAGAAATCTCGCACTGAAGCACTTCAACAACGCCTGACAAATTTGCGGGCACTGGCTGACGTGATCGATGCCGCCGGAAACTACCTGCCATCTGCTGATATTCAGGATCGCATTCAGGAAGCTAAATCCGTGGCTCTTGATGAGAGTTGGCAGGATCGCGCAGCAGAAGCTGGCGTAGCCAAGGATTCAACAATCCAGCAACTGGAAGCATCACTCGCAGTAGCGCAAAAACGCGAGCATGAAGCCGCTGAACTGGAGCGCCTTCGCAAAGAAGCGGAAGAAAAAGAGCGTCGCGAACGTGAAGAAACAATCCGCCGTGAGGCCGCTGAAAAAGCCACTCGTGATGCTGAAGAAAAATCCAAACGTGAGCGCCAGCAGCACCAAGATGCGCTGAGTGAAATTAACGGCATTCAGCAGCAAGTGATCATCGCGCAGTCAGGGCGTTTAGGCGTTCGCCAGGGTGGAACAATTCAATGCATTAAAGACACGCTGTCTGAAACCGAGGCATGGCCTATTGATGACCGATTTGGATCGCTGATCGGCGCTGCTGAAAATGCAAAGCAACAAGCTATTGCGCAAATTAAGCAACTCCTGATTAACGCTGAGACGATTCAAAAACAGCAGGAAGAAGCCGACCACATCCGTCGCGAAGCTGAGGCGAAAGAAAAAGCTCGTCTGGCAGAAGAGAAACGCATCGCTGATGAATCGGCAGCGCGCGCTGCTGATGTAGAGCACCGTCGGACCATTAATGCTTCTGCTGTTCAGGCTCTTATTTCGCAAGGTATTCCTGATGACTGGGCAAAGGCATGCGTTGTCGCCATCGCTCGCGGGAAAGTTCCAGCAACAACCATCAACTACTGAGGTGGCTATGCACATTCAGCAATTCAATAACCTGAAAAAAATAGCAACTCAGTTCAGCAATGACTACCAGATGTCATCAGAACTGTACGACCGCCACGTTGAACTGATTGATGCAGTCAGCGGCGCCGACATGGATGAGACGTTCGAGCGTTCGCTTCTTCGTGTTGGCGTTCGCCGTGAAATTCTGGAAGCGGCAAAAGAAAGTTGCGAGTACGAAGAACTGATGTCGTCGTTCAAACGTGAATTGACTGGCGTCATCGCCAGGATGGATATGGCGGACAAAATCGACAGCGCGAGGACAGCGGCATGAAACCAGGAATCTATTTCGACATCAGCAATGAGGACTACCACGCCGGTAACGGCGTGAGTAAGTCGCAACTGGATATGGTGGCAAAGAACCCTGCTCTTCTGAAATGGGTGAAGGCTGCGCCGGAAGATGAAGAGAAAAAATCCGCACTGGACATGGGTACTGCGCTGCACTGCCTGCTGCTGGAGCCGGAAGAATTCGACAGGCGTTTTGTGAAAGAGCCGAAAGTTGATCTTCGCACGACGAAAGGGAAAGCAACTCTTGCTGATTTTAAAGAATCGATTAATGGCATGCAGTTAACGCCAATTCCTGATGAGGACTGGAGAAAGCTCGGTTTGATGCACAAAAGCGCAATGGCCCACCCGGCGGCGCGCTGGATGCTGGAAGCGCCAGGACACTGCGAAGCGTCTATGTACTGGAACGACGAAGAGACTGGCGAACTGTGCCGCATCCGTCCGGACAAATGGCTGAATGAGCACAACGTGATCGTCGATGTGAAAAAGGTTTCCGACATGGATCGCTTCGCACGACACATAGAGGAATTTCGCTATCACGTCCAGGATGCCATGTACAGAGAGGGTGCGCTGAATGTTACAGGTCAACCGCATGGCTTCTTCTTCCTGGCTGTCAGCGAAACCATCGACTGCGGTCGATACCCGGTCCGCGTGTTCGAACTTGATGCGCCAGACGTTGACGCCGGACACCAGTTATTCCGCCGGGATCTGAATACCTATCACGAATGCCGCATCAGCGATGAATGGGGTGGTGTGGAAATTATTAAACGCCCTGAGTGGGCACGCAAACAGGATATGTACGTATGAGCAACGATATCGCAATCACATCGCAGCCTGGCGCAACCGTAGGAACCGCTGCTGCCATCTTCAGCCCGGAAGGCATGAATCAACTTGTGCGCTTTGCAGAGTTGATGGCGCAGAGCAAGGCTACTGTTCCGCAACACCTTGCTGGTAAACCTGCTGACTGCCTTGCGGTAACCATGCAGGCGGCGCAGTGGGGAATGAACCCGTTCGCAGTCGCGCAGAAAACTCATGTGGTTAACGGCACGTTGGGCTATGAAGCTCAACTGGTTAACGCTGTCGTATCTTCATCCAACCTGCTGACATCACGCCTGAATTACCGCTGGGATGGTGACTGGTCGAAAGTGAATGGAAAGACAGATAAATCACCGTCGCTGACTGTAACAGTGTCGGCAGTCATCAAGGGTGAAGCTGAGCCGCGCGAGTTAACAATCAGCATGGCTCAGGCAGGAGTGCGCAACTCTCCACTGTGGGAACAGGATCCGCGTCAGCAACTGGCTTACCTGTGCGTTAAGCGTTGGGCGCGTCTTCATGCACCTGATGTCCTTCTTGGCGTGTATACGCCTGACGAATTGCAGGAGACAACACCGCGCGTTGAGCGCGATATCACGCCACCAGCAGCGACCGCATCAGGCGTGAACAGCCTGATCAACTCAAAGCCAGAGCAAAAGCAGGAAGAGCAAACCAGAAAGGCAGACGACCGGGATCCTGATGAAATCCTGGCAGCCTTTACCGGCGCGGCGATGAACTACAACACCGTTGCTGACCTGGACAACGCATATAAATACGTTGCCAAAAAACTGGCTAAAGATGATGAGCGTTTGGCAAAAGCAACTGACGTTTACAGCATCCGCCGTGATGAATTAAACGAAGTACCGATGTAACCACCACCGCGGCGCCACGCGCGCCGCACTGCAACCAAGAGAGGTTTTTATGAAAGGTGCATTAGGCAAGAAGGAACTCCTGGCGGTGGTGCCATTGTCATGGAGCACGATTGACCGCCTGGAAGCTGCCGGAGAATTTCCAAAGCGCTGGTATATCACTGACCGCCGCTGCGTGTGGACGCAGGAAGAAGTCGAAGAATGGCTTGATAAACGCAAAGCGGAAAGCCCGGATGTATACACCGGAAAAAAGCCGCCGGTTGATCAGCGCGTTTATCGTCCAGTGAGTAGCGCAGCATGACAGCGCTGATCAGGCACTGGAATAAGTGGTCAGGATGGTATTTCTTCCTGGCCTCAATTTCCGCCTGGCTTTACCTGCTGGCGGTTATTTTCAGAGAAGGCTGGATCAAATGAATAAGCCAAAGTTAACCAAATTGCAGAAGTACCATCTTGACCATGTTTCGAAGAGTGAGGTTTCAAAAGTGATTGCGGTGACACCGGCGGCGATGGAGATCGAGAAGCGCGCTATCGCAAGAGAGAAAAAAGGTCACTTTCGCGTTGCTGCTCGTCTCTGGCTCCTGTGTATGGATGCAGCGAAAGGTGAAGTTGAGCGGCACAAGATCGCCGTTCGTCGTGACCAGTGCATCACGAAAAGCAATGGCCTGCGCTGTGGTGATTACAGTGGAATACTCAGCCGTGGGGTGATCTATGACTAATCCTCACGACAATATCACCGTCGGTAAGGTGACGCTTGTTTACTCGACACTTCGTCGCGGGTGGCTGACACCTGGCGGCCTGGTTATCCGTAATCCATTTAAAGCGCAGCGCGTAGCTGAACAACTGAATTGCAAGAAGGTGGCGGCATGACTGGTAAATACACCCTTATCTACGCAGATCCCCCCTGGTCATACCGCGACAAAGCAGCCGACGGTGACCGCGGAGCCGGGTTCAAATATCCGGTTATGAACGTGCTGGATATCTGCCGCCTTCCGGTTTGGGATCTGGCTGCCGAAGATTGCCTGCTGGCGATGTGGTGGGTTCCAACTCAGCCGGTTGAAGCGCTGAAGGTTGTAGAGGCGTGGGGCTTCCGACTGATGACCATGAAGGGATTCACCTGGCACAAAACGAATAAGCACAAGGGAAACAGCGCGATCGGCATGGGCCATCTTACCAGGGCGAACAGCGAAGACTGCCTGTTTGCGGTGCGTGGGAAACTACCGGCCCGCATGGATGCGTCAATCTGCCAGCACGTCACGGCGCCGCGCATGGAGAATTCACGAAAGCCTGACATCATCCGCGAAAAACTGGTGCAACTGTTGGGCGATGTGCCGCGCATAGAATTGTTCGCTCGCCAGTCGTCGCATGGATTCGACGTATGGGGAAACCAGTGCTACGGCCCGGCGGTACAGTTACTACCAGGTTGTTCCGTACCGGTTGTGAGGACGGCGGCCGCATGACTATGTTCAACGAGGCGGAGTTAATCCGCCAACTGGAAGAACAGCGTGCTGTTATTGTGCAGAAAAGCGCGCAGGTTAACTGGCTGCAAGCTGAAAACAGTTTTCTGAAAAAGAAATGCGAAGAACTGCAAATGACACTTGATCTACAAAAGGAATTTATAAAATCCAGAAATTAATCACCTTCACTCATCCACCTTTCAAACTTCGACGGGGAGAACGGCACCAGATCGGTGTGCTCCCCGCTAATCCAGGCATCAACCATATCCGCCCACTGCTGCAACATGTAGGCACGCTGCCTGGCGTACTCCGCTTTGTTGTACACCGCACGAACGCCCTTCTGCTCATGCGCCAGCGCCTTTTCAATCCAGTCAGATGGATAGCCAGCCTCATGCAACAGCGTGCTGGCAGTACGGCGCAGGTCGTGTACAGCAAAGTGTTCAAGGTTGCATCCTGCCGACTGTGCTAATTCCACTGTGGTGGTGATCAGGCGGTTTAGCGCAGCATTGGATAACGGCTTGCTCACTGAATAGCGCCCGGGCAAAAGGTACTCGCTTCCACCAGCGCACATATGTAATCCAACCATCAGATCCTGTGCCTGCTTAGGCAGGTAGATAACGTGCGCCCGGCTCCCCTTCATCCTTTCTGACGGTATAGTCCATGTCCATTTTTTGAAATCGACTTCCTTCCAGGTAGCGTTGATAAACTCGTTTTTGCGAACCATCGTTAGCAGCACAAGTTTAGTTGCCAGCTTCATCGTTGCCATAGCTGCGACGGTATCGAGTGTACGGAAGAAAATACCAATCTCTTCTGGTTGCAGGCAACGTTCTCGCGGCTTGAACATGGCAATTGACGACGGCTTTATGTCTGCTGCCGGGTTAAACAGACCGTGCCCACGGTCATTAGCATGACGGTATACGCTGCTGATTATCTCTCTGGCCTGCACTGCCGTCGCACGGCCGCCACGCTCTACAATCCTGTCGCACAGATCGCGCACCATCGATGTGGTGATCTCAGCCATCATCTTGTTTCCCAGCACCGGCATTATGTCACGATCAATAACCGACTGCTTCATGGCGCGGGTGCTGTCAGCCAGAATGACGTGCTTCATATAGCTGTCGGTATGTACCGCGAATGTCTCAGCACCACGGATCTTTTTGATACCGTCACGTTTTGCCGCAGCAGGCGACTGGCCTGACTTGAGCAACTTTTTAGCCGCAATGAGTTCTTCCCGCGCTTCCGCCAGGCTGATACCGTCACGACCATACTGACCAATCACCAGAGTTTCCCGGCGGCCGTTGATTCTGTAGTCATAGCGGAACGAGACAGAGCCTGATGTGAGCACGGCTACATACAGCCCGTCACGGTCAGAAACCTTATAGAGTTTGTCCTGAGGCTTCAGGTTTTTCAGTTTGGTATCGGTAAGCACTTTTCACCCGTTTTGCATCCATGTTTCTGTCGGTATGAGAGTATACCTTTAGGGTAATACCGTCACGTGTACCGTCGAAAAATGTGGTGTAGAGTGAATAGTTATGAGTAGATATAAACAAAAACCCTCCGTAAAAACAGAGGGTTATTTTATTAAATGAATAGAAATGATTAGCTATGAGTTAGCTGTAAATCATTCCCACTC